TTCGTGCCGTTGATTGGAGTGCAACTGGTATTGAGCATTGCGGTTGTATCGTACATGAACATTTACCAGATGTAATACAAGCAACGATAAATCCAAAGGATACAAGCTTAGAGTTTAGGAGCGCCATACCTCATAGACACGTAGACATTTGGAATTATCACAAGCACAGTATGAGAGAACGATGGATGGAGTGTGTTACAAAACTCATTGACAAGATTGCTCACTCTAACATACAACAACACAAATTATTTTAGGAGTGCAAATGAAAACAAAAATGAAAGAGGGCTGGATGCCCAGCAAACAAACATTATTAGACATGCTATCAGCATGTCCGGAGGTAAACATACGTTATGAAAAAGATAAGTTCGTTGATTACTACCTTGCCAATGGAGGCGTATCTGCAAATTGGGAAGCAACGTTTAGGAATTGGATCCGTAGAGCAGATGAGTACCGTGTCCGCAACGACAAGAGTACAGGACATTCTGCAACAAGTACCGATTCAGTTCAGAAAAGGAGGCGTAGAATACTTAGTGTTGCGAAGCGAACAGATACAGAATCAGATGGGAATAACAAGAGAGTTTCCAAAGACTGACCGCGCTGATGGTATCGCACCTGATATCTTAACCAGTTGTAGTGCTGACATGAAGCCATGTTCTAGGGAGGATGTGGCTATATGTCTTGAGACTATAGCTAGTACATTTCAAGTCAAGGTTCCAGATGATTTAGGATTGACTAGATACTTTGATTTACTATGCAAGTATCCAAGATTTATTATAGATTACTGCACTGAAAGTATAATCAAAGAGTATCCATACCCTAGACTACCAGTACCCAAAGATTTTATAGACAGATGTGAGCCAATGTATGTTAAACATTATGATTGGCTATACAAGATGACTAAAAATTTTATGAGACTAGAAATATGGATGCAAGGTGACCAAAAGATACACAACAAATACTTAGATAAAGTAGAAGATAAGTAGTATAATTATAGAACAAACATAGGAGACATTATGTTATCACAACAACAAATAGAAGACAGGAAGCGTGGCATTGGTGGATCTGATTCAACAAGAATCATGACCGGTGACTGGCAATCTGTTTGGGAAGAGAAGACAGGTCGTAAAGAACCTGATGATCTCTCTCAAAACATAGCAGTACAAGTAGGTGTTGCAACAGAAAAAGTTAACCTAGATTTTTTAGGTTATGAGTTAGATGAAAAAATAATTAGAGATGTTGATGTTACAAGTAGTGGTGTACATCCTGATTGGTTGATGTCACATCTAGATGGTATGACATATGAAAAAAAGATACCAATAGAATGTAAGCATACGTATCATGGCAATCGTTTTGATGTATTGGCTGAACGTAACTACTGGCAGATGCAACACTACATGATGCACACTGGTGCAACATGGATGTATCTCTCAGCTATATTTGGTAACAATAAATGGGAACACGGTGTAATAGATAGTGACATGGGAGACCAACAACGATTGTTCAAAGTCCTTAGTTACATCTGGGAATGTGTTGTCAATGATGAACAACCAATAGATGTAGAGTTACCGGTAACACCAAAGCCAGATGACATTGCTATCAATGGATTAAAGTCAATAGACTTGAGTAAAGATGACGAGTTCTTAGAACAAGTAAAGCTATACAAAGCTACCAAACCATTTGTTATACAACACAATGAACATAAAGATAATTTAAAAAGCAGATTAGATAAGACCAAACATCGTAAAGTATATGGTGCAGGTATATCTATATCATTAAACAAACGTGGAATCATTAGTCTAAAGGAGGACAAAGATGAGTAACTATACAGAACAATTGATTGCTAAATTTAAAAGCGATTACAAGCTAGGTAGTGCAGACTTCTGGGATCTTAAAAGAGGTGGCAAAACTACATGGATAATTAAACACAATGCTCTAGAAAAAGTAGCGGCTCAAGACAACATTACGTGGACATTAGATGTACTTAACTTTAATCCAGATGTTGTTGTTAAGTGTGTAGCTACACTAGGTGAAAGGACTGTAGAATCATTAGGTGAAAGCAGTAAACAAAATACAATGAACTCTTATCCATATGCAATGGCAGAGAAGAGAGCAGTAGATAGATGTATCTTAAAACTATTGAATGCTCATGCTTACTTGTATTCAGAAGCTGAAGCTGATGACTTTAAAGAACCTGTTGGTAATAAAAAAGTTAAACTATTAGAGGAAAAAATAAATGGCAAATGATTTAAACAGAGTATGTTTAATAGGTAGGCTCGGCAAAGATGCCGAGCTTAAAGATTCAAGCAGTGGCAAACAGTACATGAAGTTTAGTCTAGCTACCAATCGTATGAAAGGTAGAGAAGAAGTAACTGACTGGCACAACGTTACTGTCTGGAATGAAAAACTTGTTGAACATTTACATCCATATCTGGTCAAAGGCAAACAGATATATCTAGAGGGATTGACTACGTCATGGAGAAAAGATGACGACCACATCATACCTCAGATAGAAGTAAACTATGGACACAACATACAACTACTAGGTGACAAGATGTCTAAGCAAGACAAATCTAATGTAGAAGAAATTAAATCAGTATTTAATGGTGATGAACCACCGTTCTAGGAGGAACAATGACACCGATACAACTAGGCGTACTCAAATACATTGAACAGTATATAGATACTACGGGTATAAGCCCGACCTATCGTGAGATAAAGGAGGGGTGTAACCTCTCCGCTATCTCTCATGCTCACAAGATTGTTGATGTCTTGATTAAGAATGCACATCTTGATATGGATCCAGCTGGTCATAGAAAGATAAGGCGTAAGGCAGACAGCGACAAACATGAGTAGCAACAAGAAAGAAAAAAAAATAATGAACTACATGGCACAAGTATATGGCTGTATAGTTTGCAAAAGAGAGGGACATGGATTTACAGAAGCAAGCATTCATCACCTGCGAACAGGCATGGGAATGGGACAGCGAAGTAAATTATTCATCCCACTTTGCTGGAATCACCATCAACATCCTGAGCATGGTATACATGGTGGTACCAAATCATGGCAGAAGAAACATGGTACTGAGCTAGAACTATTAGAATATTATAATCTTACTAGCGAAGAGGGTTATCAGATCGAGCCTTAATCTCTTCTACTTTAGCTTTGAGTACAGCTATCTCTGCCTTATTAATAGCTATGTCTTGTTCCAGAGGTTTAATATCTGGAGCAGACTTAGCTTCTAACACATCAATCCTCTGTATTAATTGACCTTGAAATACAAAGAGAGAGCCAATAGTTATCACTAAACCTACAATCCCTGCTATCGTTTTAATATCCACGTATCCTCCTTAGATGTTCTTCAGCCCTTATCCTATTGTCAGTAGCTTCTTGAACTTTCTTTTGATATTGCTGAACAGGATCTTGATTTCCATACGTAACTTCAGCATATATATTTCTAGTATCAATATAGTTTCTGGTCTCATTGTAATTACCACCGTCTATGTTTAATTGATTTCTAAATATATTTTGATTTACATTGCTATAAGTGTCAACAGATGTTGAACTCGCTATAGCTTTAGCTACCAATAGATTAACTTGTTCTAGCTTTTGGGTAACGCTACCTGTAGTTTGTTCAACTTGTCTAGTTATATCTGCTATCGAAACATCGATACTATCTTGTTCCACAATTGCAACATCTTCATCTTCAGTGACAGTGGTTGCACTTTCTGATGTGGCTTCCACTCCTGTGTCTTCGCTTGATTCAATTGCGACTGGACTTTCTTCACCTCCAGATTCTTCTCTGACCTCTGCGACTTCTGTGATTTCTTCAGGCTCAGGGTTTCGTTCGACAGGTCTAGCTTCTTCGGTACCTCCTGCAACTTCTTCGATTCCTGATTCTTCTCTGACTTCAACAACTTCTTCTTCAACTTCGATCTCTGTTGCGACTTCCTCGATGATCTCTTGATTACCATAACTTATCTCCAATTCTTCAGGTGGTTCTAATGTAAATACATTGATGACACCTGTGTTTATTTCTTCTATTGCTACCTCTTGAATGTAAACCTCACTAAACGTTTCAATAATTAATTCAGGTTCTTCAAAGGGTATAAATTCTTCTACTATAAATTCTTCGTATATAAATAATTCTTCTGGGCTAACCATAGTTAATACTTCTTCTATCTCTTCAAATGCTGTAGCTATAATTTCTGTCTCAGCTACGCTTAATACTGTTGGATCATATGTCATTGTGACCGATATATTATCTACATTGGGACCACCAAGATTGTCTGGTGCATTAGCATCTTCACCACTTAAATATAGATTGCCCACCCTACTGCCCGTCCCTGTATATGTAAGACTATCTGAATAATTAACACCATCGATACCTGTTGTATTACTGCGTGTTTGCGTAGTTGTAGCAAGTACATTGCCAAGTTCATCTTTAATCTGTATGCGTACAGTAAAGCTATCAGCACCGCCTCTGTTAGGCGCCCATCCACCTACACCACCCTCACCATTCTGCCACTCTGTTGTGCTGTTGAGAGTAATACCATTGTTTAACATAGGTTGAGTAATAGTATCTGAATATAAATTAAAATCTTGTTCAATAAATCCTATGTCTCCAAACTCAAAGTCGTGTCCTCCGGGACAACAATCACCTATAACTTCTGCATCACCTGATGTAGTCCAACCTGTTGATCCATTGTCAAACGTACCATTGATAATTAGGTTGCCAGTTACATCTGCATATGCTAGATTAAGAGAGAGCAATACAACAACAAAGCTACTTAACTTCATCACTAATCATCCCAGAGGGAATAGGTTTACCATTCCATTCATCAGCTTCAGGCTGATAAAATCCACCAATCTCTGTCCATCTAGCTTTAGCTTTTTCACCAATCAACCCATCAATTGGGCAAGGCGTCCCTGCATCCCACATTGATTGCCATACATTTTTATCTTGGCACATCAAAGATATTGCTGCTACTTTCATACCAAGCTTGGCTAGTACTGAGGTAGCTTTTCTACGTTCACACTCATCATCTCTCATATAGCTACCAAATGAGCCTGAGAAGCCGATTACGGTTACTCCTGCTGCAAGTGGTATAACACAGCTGTCTTGTCCATAAACGCTCATACTGGGCGCTGAGGAGCCATTAACTGCTGTTTCTTGATTTGTACTGTTGTTAGTTGTATTAGATGTAGTAGAGTTTGAGCTACTACCTGATTGATAGGTAGTGCTAGATTCATAACCACCTGTAATAGCAGTATTACTTCCAGCATTATTCGACTGAGTATTGGAAGTTGAACCAGAAGAAGTAACATCGGCAATACTAGATTGACTAACAACCAGTAACAAGAATGCTACTCTTAGTTTCATCCCTGATTTACCTGTGACTTCCTTTTCTTTTGCTGTTCTTTAAATGCTTTAATGCGTTGTTCCATCTCAGCTTCTTTCATTTTCTTTTTTAATCTTTTTAATGTGTTGTCTTTTATCATGATTTTCTACACTTCCATTTTCTTAATGCTAATGCTTTACGTGTCGGTCTACCCTTGCTGTCTTTCATTGGTCCTTTCATGCCAGACATTCTTGCACAAAAACTTCTGCGTCTA